TAGAGTAAAGAGCCAGATACTGGTTCACGTATGCCGTCTATGTCCACAGGAGGTGCAGCAATAAAGGCGAGTATAAAACATGTTGTAGCAGTTAATAAGCAGGGTATCATAAGCACACCGAACCAGCCTAGGTATAGGCGGTTGTCGGTGCTTGTTACCCACTTACAAAAATTCTGCCAATTACTAGTTTGTTTGGGTAATGTAATTGTTGCCATTTACCAGATTCCAGGTATAATCTGACCAGTAAATACGTATGAACCAATAGCAGCAATGAAGCCTATCATAGCTAGTCTACCATTAGTCTCTTCTGCAACGTGCCATTGATCGTTGTTGTGGTTATGATCCATAATAATTGGTTGTGTTTCGTTGGGAAAAATGTTGTTCATTTTTTCTTGTAAGGTTTTGCTGTTTTCGCTGAACGTTTAAAGTTAGCTGCGGTGGGAGCTCCCTTAGAACCCACCTTTCTCATCTTCTCACCAGAGCCAGCTTTGATACGCTTACGCTTGGCGTGGATGTTTGCATACAATCCTCGCTTAGCCATTAGTAGTGTTTGACTCCAGCTTCGTTGACACTATTTACTTCATCTTTTCTACGCTTCTTAATTTTTTTATAAACATCAAGAGTATCGTAGGGAAGTTTAAAGATTTTCTGTACAAAATTATCTTTTTTTGTTTTATGTTTTTTGTTGTGTGCCATTAGAAATTTCCATTAAATGCGTCTTGAATTTCTTTTTCTCGTTGTCCTCTAGACTTAATATGACCACCAGTAAAAGGTATAGGTAACTTAAATTGTTTGTCACCTAATTTTTTTAATAGAGGCTTTTTCTTATTTTTACCATTTTTCATTAGCATTTCCATCTGCGTAGTGCCAACGCTTTACGGGTTGGCTTACCATTCTTTCTCATTGGCCCTTTGTTTCCTTTCATGCGAGCACAGAAGGAACGCTTACGTGCACCACCCCCAGGCTGTGGAGCCTTGAGGTTGGAGCCAGTTGCACGATTATATTTAGCTCTGCCCTTAGCAGTGAGACCACCCTTGCGGGACTTCTCGCCTCTACCTATACTTAGACTTACGCTTTTTTTTCTTGCCATGTTTACAAGGACATTTCTTTGCCATTATTTTTTCATGATTTTCTTTTGTACGGACTTAGGTAGTTTAGACATACCCTTGCTCATACCTTTCTTAGAAGGTCTCCCTTTCTTACTTCCGTAAGTACCCTTACCCATCGGCATAATAATCTCCTATACTTTTAAATTTGATGCGGATAATTTTCTAAGCACGTCATCTCTGAACGCTTGATCTTGTGTATATTCTGGTTTGTTCATATCTCGTACGACCTCTGCCATACTTCTGTAGGTTTCTTGTGGGGATTCTTTACCTGTTACGATTTTAGAATCACGTCCATTAGCATCTTCGTATTGTCCCATAAGTGCCTTCACTGCAAATTTAATAGCTGTCTTATTTCCTGTAGTTAGTACTTGATCGTAGTTGTCTTGATCTTCTTTAGATAGATTCTTACCAGCCCAGTCCATAAGTGATTGGTAACCGTCTTCTCCATTTGCTATACCTTTAACTTCAGCAATCTCTGCATCAGTTAAGGTAGCTGCTGGAGCATCAAAGCCAACTTCCTCACGTACACCTTTAAGGTATGAGTCAACTAAACTTTTACTTAAACCAGCTTGTCCCAGTTTGTCATACATTTCATCAGACAAAGTACCGTTGTTCTCTACAAAATGTTTGTTCATTTCAAACGGATCTATCTCGTTATCCTTGAACACATTACCTAACTGTTCTCCGTATACTTCGTTAGCTGTTTCATAATTAACAGAACCATCCTCACTGTAGAACTCAAATTCTTGTGCTGGTTCTGCTGTATCTTCAGCTGGACTTGCGGGGGTTTCCCCTAGTTTCTTTTGCAGTTCAAGGTATGCTGACTCTAATTCTTCGGCACTTTTATACTTACCAGCAAGCATTTTATCTTGCTTTGCCATAAGTTCTTCACCGATCTTTAGAGATTCAGCTTCCTTTTCTGCTATTTCATTAGCTACTACAGGATCATCAGAGGTGTCGTAGCGTATTGTTTCTGCCATAGTTATTGTGGTGGTTGTGGATTACCCCCCATTCCTAATGCTTGTTGCATAGCTGGGGCGAGGTCTGGATTCTTAGATGGATCCATTAATGGTGTACCAGCAAGTTGTCCAGCTTGTTCAGTTAGGGACTGCATTTGCTGTGCTTGCATAGCTTGTTGTTGCTCCTGATTACGCTCATCCATACTCTTAACGAGGTTTAGAATGTCGATACCTTGAGCTGCTGCTAGACGCTTAATAGCTTCATCAGCATTTAGATACTGAGCTAAAGCTTCTGGCCCCATAGTCTGTGCTATGGTTGTTATAAATTGTACTAATGACTCTCTATCTTGTCCTCTACCTAGTGCATTTATACCTGCAACTATAGTAGGTTTGACTAAATTTTGAGGGACACTAGGTATCTGTTTAGATTTAGTAAGAGTGTGCATCTTACGATTGAGGTAGGGTATGAGGAACTCTGTTGTGAGCAAGCTGAAGAGTCCTCCAAGCTGTCTCTCTAGTTCCATCTGTGTCATTCTAACCTCTTCCGCTGTAGTCCTCTCTGACTGCCTTACAGACAGCACTAGGAAAGCTTCAGCTAATCTCTTCTCTAGGGTGTTTACCAGTTGAAATGCTGTTTGGAAGTCAGCAGTTTTACCTACCTGAACTACTCCAATATCATCTGGTCTACCTTGTATGATTGCACCGTTACCTGCGTTGGCTAGTGATGCTGGCTTGGTTGTAGCTGAGGGTGATACAGTAAATACAACTTTAGCTGCTGCTGCACTACCTTCAACGAGAGCTTGCATCAATGCCTCTAAAGATTTCAAGTCCCCAAGGAACTCTTCAACTCTAGAACGTCCGTAATCTTCTCCATCAACGGTGACAAAACGTAGTGGTAGCCAAGGAGTTTTATCTAATGGAGCCTTACCTTGACTATCTGGTAACGTCATACCATTAGCTTCTTGATACCAGTACCATCCTTTCTCATCTCTCTTGACACATGTATATACATCTACATCTTTACTACCATTGTAGTCACCTTGGTCATCATCGTTAGGTGTGTTAGGTTGCTTGTCAATTTCAGGAAGGTCTAACAGTTTCTTACTGACTCTTTCCTTAGTGACAATCTCCATCACCTCTCCGTTACCGTCACGTTCAACACAATACCTATTGAGTGGATAGACTTTCATACCATCCTTACCCATAAAGAGTAAAGCATTACCTGTTACAACTAAATGTTTAAGGGCAGCAAAGATCTGTACTCTATCTGTAGAGGCAGCTATGCTTTCCATTATCATTCGTTCTATCTTAGCAAACGACAAGTCAAGCTCGCTCTTCATCTCTGGCGGTATTTCTACACCAAGCTTAGAGTCATCGAGCTGTAACTTAAAGAATGTCGTGCTAGGAGGTAAGAGCCCAAGCATTAGTTTAGAACTGAGAGTGACTACTCCTTTAGCTCCAACGCTCTGCCAGGGTGTAACAAATGATTGATAGTTGGTATTCTCATTACGCATAATCAGTGTGGGAATGGTTAGTTCCGCACACTCGTATGCTGATTCTAGGAATTGTTCACGGGCTGACGATAACTCGTTGTATCTTTGCCGTGCTTTCTTCATGGTTTAGTAGTTCCTCCACCACCTTGACCACCGCTACCAGTAGATGTGTTAACACCTTGAGGTGTGTTGATACCTTGTAATCCACCTGTTGCTGGTTTCTGTGTAGCAAGCTGTGAAGTACCTTTAGTACCTTTTTTAGCTACCTTCTTAGCTGTTACCTTTGCCTTCTTCTTAGTCTCATCCTCTGAGATAGGAGTAGGTGTAGGAGCTGTAGGCATCTCTGTAGGAGCTTGCTGTACTGGTAATGGGGGTGGTGGTGTTGTTGGTGGGGCTGGTATAGGTGGGGGTGGTGGGGTAGAAGATCTACCGCCACCGAATATACTTGAGATTAGGCTTCCGCACATAATTATTCTCCGTTCTTGAGTTTATTTTTTAATAATCTTATGATTGATAATTGACCAGCCCTATAGGATATTGCTTTTTCTGATAGGTTGTGGTCTGGGAACTTGTCTGGAAACTGCTGATCGAGTTCATCTATGATCCTCTCGATACGTCCCCAGTCAAGAGTACTGTGGTAAGTTGGTGTTTGCATGTTCAAAAAATGCGGGCATACGAGCTCGCTTAGTGTCAGAAAGTTCAGGGGCTTTACCCTCATACATTAGACGATCACTAGAATCAGTCCAAAATTTTCTGTTCAAATATTTATTGGTCGCTGTGGTCTTTAAAGGTTCAAAGATCCAGTTAATAGTGGCTTTCCTAAGTTTATCCAAAGAACCACTAGGGCGTAAGCCCAGATCAGCACAGACGAGACTGTTGCAAGCCACGTGGATCTGTTCATCTCTGGAAATATCAGCTGATACTGTCCTAAGAGCAGCATCGCCACAGAAGCGATTGAAAGGTAAAATAACAAAGAATACTGCACGTTCTGCTACCAATGCTTTGAGTATAGTGTGGTCTGGGTGAGCTATCCACGCATCACGTAGTAGCTTTGCCTCGTTCTCAGCTTTCTCGTCTAGTCCGTGGACATCAGCAACGTAGCCGAGAGCAAGGTCATGTCTCTCCTCGTCTTTTACATTGTCAACGAGAAGTGCTCTAGCAATTTCGGGAAT